GTTGCCGACGTGCCGAGCGTGTAGAGCGCGTCGTGCGCGTTGCTGATGGACGAGACGAAGTTCGCCTGACCGACGTAGCGCCAGTTGAGTGTCGAAAGTGGCATTAGACGATGCTCCCCGGCCCCTGCGCCGCGCCTGTGGGTTCCTCGATGATGTCGTTACCGATGGGAAAGTACCAGACGTCGAGGGTGCGGTCGTCTGCTGCACCGATGCCCACGGTAGCCGCGACCGTCGCGAACACCAGCACACCGCCGATGCGCTGAAGCACCTGTCCGTCTGCCGTGGCTTGAACCGTCTGCGCCGCGCCCGCTCCATTGAAGCACGCGACCGAGGTAGCGGTGCCCGTGTGACCCGCCGCGCTCCAACCGAGCGTCGTGAGCGCCGTGTGAGCCGACACGCCGCCCGAGGTCCACGTCGCGGCTCCCGTGGAGTTGTTCGTACAGGTGTACGCCACGCGTGGTGACACGCTGCTGTCCACCCACAGATCACCGACTGCGAACCCCTTGGTCACATCGTCGTTGACACCGGGAGCGCCCGAGTTGACGACGGCAGGTACGGTGATGAAGCTCATCCCTCTCCTCCTGCGAACACGACGGCCTGTGCGGAGAGACTCGGAAGCATGACCTCGACCTGGTCACGGCCCAAGACCGCGAACAGCGCAACGCACTGCCCGCCGGCCCACGCCTCTGCGTTGACCGGACCCTCGTACACCACGCCCTTCACCTCGTAGTCCTCGAGCGGGACGAGGTGAAGCTGCGGCGTCGGCATGACGTAGCCTTCCGGCGAAGCGACCCCGCCGAGGCTCTCAATCTTCTCGCACACTTCAGCGTAGGTCATCAGATCACCCACCAGTTGGTGCCGTCATTGGCGAGATCGACGCTGTCGCGCGTGCCGCCAGCGAGAACCAGCGTGGCTGCGCCGTCGATGTTGCCGGCAGCCGACTGGATCGTCACGGTGTTCGCGCTCGTGTTGGTGCGCTTGATCGTGTAGGTGCGCCCAGGGTTGCCGGTGGACGACGGCGACGGAAGCGTGATGGTCTGCGCTTGCAAGGTCGGGTCGCAGAACACGATGTCGTAGGCGCTCGGACCTGTACTGATGAGAAGCGAGGCGCCCGTCAGGTTGGTGATCGCACGACGACGCGACGAGGTCTTCTGCGTACCGAAGAACTCCCACAGCGTGTTTGCCGCCGTAGCCCCGGTGAACTGGAGCGTGTTCGCTGCATTGCGCTGAACGGTAACGTCAGGAGCCGACGCACCGCCCGCACCCCACTTCGTCACACCACCAGAGTCGATGGTGAAGCGAGCGTTCGCTTCTGCGGCGAGCTTCGACTCGAGCAGGTTGTCCGTGCTGGCGAGCGGAGTGACCGCGATCCCGAGGTTCGTCCCCGTGTTGATGATCGACAGCTTCCGGTTGGTGACCGGCGTGTTGCTGCCGATGCTCACCACATCGGTGGTCGTACTTAAGTAAACGGCAGAACCACCATCGGTCCAGCCGCTAGGGGTACCGCCCCCACCACCACCATCAAGCGGTGTGGGAAGAACCTGGGATCCGGCCATGCTCTACCTCACGATCTCGAAGTAGACCTCGTAGTCGAACACGTTGTCCGCACCAGCGTTCGGACCAGGCTCAAGGTAGAGCTTGCCGTTGCTGTCCGTGAACGTGTAGACCTCTGCGACGGTGTCGAAGAGAACCGCGACGGCGGTGCTGCTGCCCTCAAACTCTTGGTTGATGCTGGCCGAGAGCGCTCCGCTCACCTTGTAGATGCGCGGAACGAACGAGGCGGCAGCACCAGCGGTGTGCTTGAGCTTCACGCGACGGATGATGATCTTCACGCGGCTATCCGACAGCACGAGCGCGGTCTGCGTCGTGCTACCGGAAGCAGCCGTCGTGCCCGTCAACCGCGAGACGGGCTGCGGGGCGATCGCGCTCATCAGGCCACGCGCAGGACGGTGACGTACACCACGCAAGCGCTGTTCGTGCCGACCTTGGTGGAGGTGACCTTCAGCAGACCACCAGACGCGACATCCATCTGTGCGTCGTCAATGTCGAAGCCAGACACGGTAAGCACCTTGTCGTTCGAAGAGATGGTGACTGCAGCGCTGATGGCGCTCGCACCGTTAAACACCTGCACGGTGTTATTGCCGCCAGCGTTCGCCGCGACCTTGAGGTGGCTCACATCGATGACGCGCACCTTGTAGGGCATCGTCACCGAGATGGTGGACGTGCCGTCCGCAAACGCGAAGGGGACAATGAGCGGAGACGAGAGCGTGGGCGCCGTGTTGTCGGCGCTGTACGCGGCGGCGTTCGCAAGAATCACGCCGCTGAAGGCGTTGCTCGCGAGCTTGGGGGCAGTGACCTCGCCATTCCAGATGGCGTTACGACGAACGAACGGCATTGATTCCTCCAGACCCTTTCGGGCTCCAGCCCTACCTGCACGGGATGTGCTTTGCCGGATGCGCTAGACTACCACCCGCACCAGCATCACGCTAGGCACGTCCATGAGGTGAAAGATGCCGCTGTCTAAAGAGTTCAGCCGTGAAGCCATCAGCAAGAACATCAGCATGATGGCGAAAGAGAAGCCGAAGATGAGCCAGAAGCAGCGCATCGCGATCGCTCTTGAGACTGCACGCAAGGCCGGGCACGGCAAGCTGCCGAAGAAGTAGGGCGCATGGACAAGGCTCCGAAGTCCGACACGCCAGCAAAGCCGTCCGAGCGCATCACCGGGTCGAAGGCGAACCCTGCTGGTAGCGCGTCTGCTGCGAACGAAGGCATTCAGTTAAGCGATGAGATCGTCGCCTCGCTCGAGCAGAAAGTGTCCGACCACAACAAGGACTCGGACAAGAAGGCTACGCTCGGAATGCTGAAGACGGTGTGGCGGCGCGGAGCAGGTGCGTTCAGCCAGAGCCACAGTCCGGTGGTCAAGAGCCGGCAGCAGTGGGCGATGGCGCGCGTGAACGCCTTTCTTCACCTCTTGAAGACCGGTAGTCCTCGCAACCCGAAGTACACGCAGGACAACGACCTACTCCCCGGCAGCAGACAGAAGAGAGTAGCCGCTGCTCTTGCTCGTGGAAAAGCGGCGAAGAAGTAGATAAGGGAGCGCATGGCACGCAACGGGACTACCACGCCGCTTGATGCAGCAGCCGTAAGGGCCGCGATGCAGCGAGACCGGTTCGTCAGCATCTGTCGAATCGTTCGCGAAGACGAGAGCATCGGGTCGCTGAACATCACACCCACGCAGCAGCAGGTGCTGGACGCGTGCATCAACCACCGCTGGGTGATGATCAAGAAGTATCGTCAGGCGAAGATCACCACGCTGATGATCCTCGATCTGCTCGGTCAGTGCATGTACAGCCCAGGCGTGCAGGGCGTGCTGATTGCGGAGAAGTACGACACGGCAGAGACGGCGTGGGGCCGCGCTCGCTACGCGTATGACTACCTGCCGGACGCCATCAAGATCCCCACCCGCTCTGGTCGTGACCCGGCGAAGCGCGAGATGGAGTTCGTCCACGGTGGGCGCATCAAGACCATCACCGCAGCGACCGGCACGCCAGCCATCGGCAACAGCCCCGACCGCGTCGTCGTCACCGAGTACGACGAGTTCAACGATCAGGACAACTTTAACGCGCACTTCTTCCCGTCCGTCGCGAAGAGGCAGAACGCCCGCGTCGTGATGGAGTCCACTCCTGGTAGGCAGGGAACGACCTCGCACACGATGTGGCTCAAGGCGCTTGAAGGCTCGAGCCAGTTCCACCCGGTCTTCCTCAAGTGGTGGCTGGACGACACCTGCACCATCCACGACCCGACGTTCATTCCAGATCAGACCGAGTTGCGGCTGATGGAAGAACTTGAGGGCATCACCTACGCGCACCTCGCGTTCAGGCGTGCGCGTCTCGACACCGAGTTCATCGGTGACGACAACAAGTTCCGGCACAAGTACCCCTACGGCCCGTATGACGGATGGGCGGCAGAGAGCGGCAACATCCTTCCTTCAGATGCGCTGCTGCCCATGCTGACGGATGCCGTCGCCACCATCGATGGTCGTGAGCATTACTTCGAAGACCGCGAGGAAGGCGTCCCGTACCTTCTGACGTGCGACCCTGCCGGCTACGGTAGCGACGGAGACCCGAGCGCCATCACCATGTGGAACGCGTGGGACCGCACCGAGGTGATGTCGTGGTCTGGTCGTGAAGACCCAGGTCGCCTCGCCGCACGCATCATGCGCATCCAGTCGCACTGGGACTGCGATGTGGT